CGGAGGTTATTTTATTAGTGGAGGTGCTACTTACAACTATCTAACAGCATTATCTGCATACAATTATTTTAATAATGGTGGTACTAGTTTATTAGTTACTCGTGTTGCAAGTGGTTCATTTACTCCTTCAACAAGTTCTAATGCAAGTGGTAGTACATCTGGTGTTAATAATATCTTTACATTAGAATTCCTTACTGATGGTACTATTGGTAATAGTGATAGTGCCGAAGTAGCTTCTTCATTACCTAGTGGTAGTGCTAGTAATATTCGTTGGGAAGTTCAAGCACCAAATACATCATCTGGAACATTTACTTTGTTAATTCGTAGAGGAGATGATACATTTAATACTCCTACTATTTTAGAAACTTGGTCTAATCTTTCATTAGATCCTAATCAATCTAATTATATTGAAAAGGTAATTGGTAACCAAACTTATAATATCCGTACTGACGTTGCTTCTGTTTACCTGCAAGTAACAGGCAGCTACCCAGTAAACAGTAAATATGTACGAGTAAAAACTGTAAACCAAAAGACCCCTAATTTCTTTGATAACACTGGAGCAGCATTATCACAATATACCGGTTCTATCCCTGCAGCTCAAAGTGGTGCATTTGGTGGAGCATCTGGAAACACTATCCCAACATGGGCTGCTAATTTTTATGAAAATATGGGTGGTTCTAATATTCAAGGAATAAGCCCAAATGATTATACTCAATCATTTGCTGTCCTAGCAAATAAAGATGATTACAAATATAACATTATCACAGCTCCTGGGTTAATGCGCGCTGAATCAGGTCATGCTTCTATAATTACTACATTAATTAACAACACTCAAAACAGAGGTGATGCTATTGCAGTTATTGATTTAGTAAAATATGGACAGAATATTGCAAACGTTACTGCTCAAGCTGCTGCTTTAAATACAAGTTACGCTGCTGCATATTGGCCTTGGGTTCAAATTGTAGATCCTGATACTCAAAACTTAGTATGGGTACCTGCATCTACAGTAATCCCAGGTGTATATGCTTATAATGATAACGTATCTGCTCCATGGTTTGCACCTGCTGGTATTAATCGTGGTGGATTAAGTCAAGTAATACTAGCTGAAAGAAGATTATCTTCTGCAGATCGTGATACTTTATATACTAGTAAAATTAACCCAATCGCTACATTCCCAGCAACTGGAGTTGTAGTATTTGGACAGAAAACATTACAAACTAAAGCATCAGCTTTAGATCGTGTAAATGTTCGTCGTTTGTTAATTACCCTTAAAAACACTATTTCTAATATATCTAACACATTAGTATTTGAACAAAATACATTAGCTACTAGAAATAACTTCTTAGCACAAGTAAACCCATACTTAGAAAGTGTACAACAACGCCAAGGTCTATACGCTTATAAAGTAATAATGGACGATAGTAATAACACTCCAGACGTAGTAGATAGAAACCAATTAAGAGGAGCTATTTATCTTCAACCTACTAAGACTGCAGAATTTATTATCCTAGACTTTAACATATTACCAACTGGAGCTACATTCCCTGCATAAGAATTTAAAAATATAATATTTATAACTGATAATAAAGTAAAGACATGGCAATATTAAATTCTAACGAAATATTTTTCTCGGCATTTGAACCAAAACTACAGAATAGATTCTATATGTACGTTAATGGCATCCCGAGTTATATTATAAAAGCAGTAAGTGGTATGGGTTTCGCACAAGACGAAATTGTATTAAACCACATTAACATTTACCGTAAAATTAAAGGTAAATTAAAATGGAATGACTTATCATTAACATTATTTGACCCGATCACCCCATCAGGTGCACAGGCCGTAATGGAATGGGTACGTCTACACCATGAATCAGTAACAGGCCGTGACGGATATTCAGACTTTTATAAAAAAGACGTTAAAATTGAAATCTTAGGTCCTGTAGGTGATATAGTAAGTGAGTGGATTATCAAAGGTGCATTTATCAAATCAGCTGAATTTGGTGAATATAACTGGGATAATGAAGCTGCTGCCCAAAACCTAACTTTAGCATTAGGTATGGATTACTGTATATTGAACTACTAATTCAAAACAATATTTTTTAAAAGAGCTCACAGAAATGTGGGCTTTTTTTATACCTTTGTATTTTCTTATATATTTATATTTGAATATAAAAGTTTTAATTAAATAAAAAATCTATGAGTGAAAAACCAAAATTCCCATCTGAGGTTATTGAATTACCTTCTAAAGGTTTAATATATCCAAAAGAAAATCCTCTATCAAGCGGTAAGATAGAAATGAAATACATGACCGCTAGAGAGGAAGACATTTTAACCAACCAAAATTTTATTAAACAAGGTATCGTAATTGATAAACTATTACAGTCTCTAATTGTTTCTAAAATCAATTATGATGATTTAATAACGGGTGATAAAAACGCATTATTAGTAGCAGCTCGTATTTTAGGATATGGATCTGATTATTCTTTTGACTACGATGGAGAAAAAGTAACAGTAGATTTATCTAAGATTGAATCTAAAGAATTAGATGAAAAGAATTTATTAACTCCTAATATTAATAAATTTAAATTTACATTACCTTTTTCTAAATTTGAAATTACTTTTAAATTACTAACTCAAAGTGATGAAAAATTAATTGAAAATGAATTAAAAGGATTAAAAAAAGCATTTAAAAATACTAATCCTGAATTAACTACTCGTTTTAAACATATGATTCTTTCAATTAATGGAGATGATGATAATTCAAGTATTAGAGAATTTGTAGATAATAACTTCTTAGCTAGAGACTCAAGAGCATTTAGAGAATATATTAAACAAATCCAACCAGATGTTGATTTAACATTTAATTTTGAGGGAGATAACGGCTCAGAGGAGGGAGTCAGCATCCCAATTACAACTGACTTTTTTTGGCCTGACATCTGATTATAGAATTCATATATTTACTCAAATACATGAAATAGTATTTCATGGTAAGGGTGGATTTGACTATGATACGGTTTATGATATGCCTGTATGGCTTAGAAATTTTACATTCAAACGAATACAAGATTTCTATGATAAACAAAGCGAGTCTTCAAACCAACACTCTAACCATTCCCCTACCCCAGGTAAATCTACTAAATTCACCCCAGTAGATATATCTAACCCAAATAAAAAATTATTTCAACAATAAAGGCATCGTAAAAGCGATGCCTTTTAATATTTATAATAAAACATATTTTTATGGATAGTAAAGAAGCAAAAGATTTAATAGGTTTAATGGGGCAACTCAATAAAACAATTAAGAATCTAGCTGCATCTATCGATAAAATGACTTCTTCTCAACGAGGGTTTAATGGCTCTGTTGATGAGATGAATGAAAAATTAGAAGAAAGTTCTAATACTCAAGATAAAATAAGTGGTAAAATTGATGAATCTGAACGTCGTCAACGCAACTTAAATAAATCTATGGGTCTTTTTGGTAATACTCTTAAAGCCTCTGAAAAAGTATTAGGAAAAATAGGATTAGGAGGAACCAGAGTAGCTGATGCACTTGGAAAAGCTACTAAAAAAGGAGAAGATTTAGCTCATAAGTTAACAAATGGTGGTAAAGCCGCTTTAGGGTTAGCTGGTAAACTTAGAGTAGCAGCTACAATGGCTAAGTCATTAGTAGCGGCATTACCTGGGGGTATCTTTACTATGATTTTGGGATTAGTCAATAAAATCAAAGAAGGATTTGAGAAAGGACAAGAAGCTGCTAAAAAACTAAGTGACCAAAATGTTGGCATGGCCCGAAGTCTAGGGATAGCTCAAGGTGCCGCCAATAAACTTGCAGGAGCTGCTCGAGGTATAGGAGCAGGAATGGGAATTACAAATGCCCAAGCTGTGGAATCTGCTACTGCTATTCAAGGAGCATTAGAAACCACTGAAAAATTAGGTGGAAAAACTCTTAATACGTTTATGCGATTAAATGTATTTGCAGGATACTCAGCAGATACATTAGGTGAATTCCAAAAAATGGCTAAAGTATCTGGTCAAAACGCTGGAGAAATGGTTGAAAGATTTGCTAACCAGGTTGTTGAACTTAAAAAAGTAAATAAATCTGCTTTAAGCGTTAAAGTAGTTATGGAAACTGTAGCTAAAGCCGGATATAATGCTCGTGTACAATTTGGAGGTTCAAAAGATGCTTTAGTAAAAGCTGCATTTGTTGCTAAACAAATGGGAATGGAAATTGATGAAATGGTTGCTGCTTCAAAATCATTACTTAATATTGAAGATTCTATAGAAGCTGAAATGGAAGCTCAGCTCTTAACTGGTAAGGACATTAATTTATCAAAAGCTCGTGAATTAGCTCTTAATGGTAAAGCAGATGAAGCCATGAAAGAGGTTATGAACCAAATGGGTGGCCAAGAAGAATTTGCTAAATTAAATGTTATCCAACAAGAAGCATTAGCAAAAGCTGCAGGACTGAGCCTAGATCAATTCAATAAAGCACAAGTTACCCAAAAAGAACAAGCTAATACTCAAGGAGATTTAGTAGCTGGGTATAAAGATGGTTTAAAAGCTCAACAATCTCAAGCTTCTTTAAGTGAAAAATTAAATCGGAGAGCTGAAGCTTTAGAAGCAGCATGGATGAGTGTATATAATGCTTTTAAACCATTTGTAGATGCGTTAAGGGAACTCCAATCATACATTATGCCTAAAATCTCCCAATTATTAGCTGCTTTTGGTTTAGCTATCCCTATGGATTCAGTAGGTAGTTTTGTAGATAAGTTTAAAGAAATGGGAGATAAAATTTTCCCTATAATATTAGGAGCTGTTCAAACTCTTTCATCTCTTTTAAAACCTATTATTGGATTTGCACTTAAATTAGGGGAATATTTAATAACATATGTTTACGACATATTTAAAAAAATAGAAGGCCCTGTTAAAGAATTAGGAGGTAAACTACAAGAAATGGGCAAAGCTCTCCTCCCAGCAATACAAGGTGCTTTAGATAAAATTAAACCTATATTTGAATTTATTGCTCAAAAAGTAATAAGTCTTGTTGGAGGAATTATAGATTTAGTTACTAATCTTACAGATGCTAATAAGCAATTAACAGGATGGCAAAAAGTAATTGTAGCAATTGCTGGTGTTTATCTTACTATAAAAGGTTTCCAAATGGCCCAAAAGGGATACCAGGCCATAGTAACAGCTATTGAAACTTTTAAGGAAAATGCATTAAATAAAAATAAAATTTTAATTAAAGGACTTAATAAATTAACTGGTGATAAATTTAAATTAGAAGAAAAAATAAATAAATCTAAAGATAAACAAAACAAACAAGAAAAATCCTTAACTAACCAGAAAAAAGCTGAAGGTAAAGTAAATGCTAGTTTAATAAAACAAGAAGATAAACTTAAAAAAGCTTTAGATGATAAAATTAAAAAACAAAAGAATTTAAATAAGCTTAAACAACAAGAAAATAAAACCAATACTCAAATAGGTAAAAGTGAAAACGGTATTTCTAAAATTATGAAAGGCAGAGAAAAAATTGCTGGAAATATTGTTAAACAGAAAAAGGCTGAAGGTAAACAAATTGGTGCCAATTCTAAAAAAGAAAAAGGAAACATGTTTAAAAGTATAGGAGCTGCCGCTCCTAAGATTGTAGGAGCTATGTCTTCAATTCCAATTGCCGGACCTGCAATAGGTTTAGCATTAGTTGGAACTATGGCTGCTTTAGCTGAAAGTTTCCTAGGTGGAGGAGGTGGTGACGCTACAGAAGCTAATGACTTACTATCACCAGCCCAAAACAAAGGTGGATATGGAGATCGTGTTTTATTATCTCCTGAAGGAACATTCTCATTTAATAACAGAGACACAATTTTAGCTGGAACAGACCTTACTCCTGTGAATGACTTTAAAAGCGGACCAGCAGGTTCAGTATCGGGTGATACTAAAAATGCAATTGAAAAACAAAAAGAGTTAATAGCAGAGGTGAAAAAAACCAATCAACTATTAAATCAAATATTAAGAAAAGAAGGAACAGTTTCTATAGATGGCAATAAAGTAGGAAATGCTGTTGGTATGTCAACCTCTAGATTACGTTAATATTTATAAACAAATTAAATCATGGCATTAATTGATTTACTCACATCTACTACATTAAAATCACCTGCATTACAAAACTTTGCAGATGTAGTAACAGCCCCATCAATACAACCTACTCAAGGTATTAATACTTCTCAATTAGATACTACAAATAACATCATCAATGATATCAGCAGTAATTTTACTCAAATATATACTGCTGAAAATAGTTATTTAAATTCCGTTGGACAAGCGGCAGTAGTTAATTCAAACTTAGAAGTTAATGGGTTAAATAGTAATCTAGATGCAACTAATTTAGTACCGTATTCTAATACTGTAGGCCAAGCAGCTCCACTACCTAATAATGTATCTGGATTTGTAAATGAAGGATTTGTTAGTGGTTTAGATTTAACTGCTCCTAATTATAATCTTTTTGATGTAGGAAGCGGCTTTTATCAATATTTTTATCCATTTGGTAGTAATAGCCACAGGTATATTTTCAATGTAGGCCAAGCTGCTCCATCTAATGATAGTTCTTATTTTATTGATGATGAAGAATTTGAAGGAAGTAACTATGATACAACCTTTGGAAATACATTTGATGCCGGAAGTGGATTTAACCAAACCTACCTACCAGACAATACATTTTCTAATGAAGTAGGCGAAACATTTTCCTCAGAAGAAAATTCTTATTTATACAATAGCTTATACTACGAAGATAACAGTAATCTTAACTATGTTACTATTTCTAATGGTCCTGGAGGTGTTACCCAAGATGCCTTAGCCCAACAAACTTCTGCAGGAATGCTTCTTTATCAATTCCTCAGTAATTTATGGCCAGAAAATATTGAAGAATACATAGATGACATAGGTCAAGCCTCCCCTAGCCCTAATAATATTTCAGGACTAGTAAATGAATCCATTAATAACAGTGATCTTAGTTTAGGATATTATTCATTATATGCTAATAATACAGGGCAATCTGCTCCACCAAATGAAAATTCTGTTTTTATACTTTCTGATGGTAATAGTCTTTTAAACAGTAACTATGATATATCTTTTAATACTATATCATATGCTGATAGTGTAGGTGAAGCTGGTGCTCCTAATGAAAACTCAACTTTATACAACAACGGATTTTCAGGTAACCAAGGATTTGATTTAGAAAATAATGGACCTATAGTTGATACTAATAGTGGGTTTGTTCAAACATATTTACCTGATAATACTTTTGTTAATGATGTAGGTGAAGGAGCAGTTGAAGGTGGAAATTTATATAACAATGGATTTAATGGTAACCAAGGATTAGACCTAAATAACAATGGACCTATAAACGTTCCTGGAAATGGGTTTGTTCAAACATATTTACCCGATAATACCTTTGCTAACACTATAGGTGAAGGAGCAGTAGAGGGTGGAAATTTATATAATAATGGATTTAGTGGTAATCAAGGGTTAGATTTAATAGATAATGGTCCTATAAATGCTCCTGATTATGGGTTTACTCAAACCTATTTACCTAATGATACTTTTGTTAATTCAATAGGAGGCCAAGCTGCTCCCCCAGATGATACTTCTCTTTTATATCTTACTGGGTTTAGTAGTGAATTAGATATTCAAAATAATCTTCCTAGAAATGATATAGCCAGTGGATTTAAACAATTTTTTACTCCAAATAACCCATACCTAAATAACATCCCCGGATAAAATGGCATTAGTAGAATTAGTTACAAATTTAGAAAATTTTTATTACTACCAATCAAAAGGATATGTAGGAGGATTAGGAAATTTTTCTGCTAAAACTCACCCATATGGGCAAGACCAACCTGGAGGAGGATCTAGTGGACAACCTTATATACAAGTTCCTATACCTCAAGTAGGTCCTGCTGATTTATTTGTTTCTTTACCTGGTAAAGATTATTTATTAAGAGGGGGAGGAGATTATTTATCTACTGTATCTACTAATCTACAAAGGATTTCTAGATTTGTAGATGATCCTAATAACCCAGCATTTGGTTTATTTTTAACTAAACAAAAGGAACTATATAAACAACAATCTAAACTTCCTTCAACAATTAAACCGGAATTAGCATATGATGCTAAAAACTTGTTTATTAACTTAGCAGGAGGATTTAATGGATTACATGAACGTGGTAAAGGATTATCATCATTACCTGGTTTAGATTTAAATTCACCTCTAGAACCTCAACTTGCTAGTTTAGCATTAGCTGGAAGAGTCCAAGGATCATTATTTGATCCTGTATCTTCTTATGAGTATCAAACTCGTTATGTTTACAATAATGTTCAACAAAGACCAGTAGGAGGAGGAACTGGGTTTTTTCAAAGCACAGGTAACTTTTTTGCTAATACTAACACTAGTAGATTAGGATTATTATGGTCTTTAAAAATAAATAACACTGTTCCTGGAGGGTTAGGTTTAGCAACTGCTAAGGCATTTAATATTGCTATTTTAAATAATGAAAGTTTATTTAAATACGCTGAAGGACCTAATGGGCCTTTAGAAATTTACCACAGAGCAACTGATACCACCACATGGTCAGAAGACTCAGGAGGATCTATTCAGATTGGGTCTGCTCCTCAAGTTGGGGGAAATAATGCTTATTTTAATGTTTTAACTAGTAAAAACCTTAACAAATATAGCACACAGTTTGGGTTTGCAGACAATCCTGTAACAACCGTATATGATTTTAGAGAATATTTACAATTTTATCAACCTCAAGCAAAGGCTTCTCCCGCTGCCAAAACATTAACATATACAGATTATTCTAAATTTAATAGAGAAACTACATATGGTCTCAATTCTCCTGGTAAAGAAGGCTTAAATAGGAGTAAACCTGTTAGCTCATTATCTCCACTAAATTCAGATGGTGTAGCATCTAATACTTATGATTTAATTTCTCTTTCTCCTATATATTCTAGTGATACCGGAGTTAATAAAACATTAGCAAACTCAGATATAGTCCCTTTTTATATTACAGTTTTAGATTTAAATGGGACTAATAAAAATAACTACATTCATTTTAGAGCCTATGTTAAAGGAATCTCGGATGAATACTCTGCGGATTGGGCTAGTTTTAAATACACCGGTAGAGGTGAAAATTTTTATACATATAATGGATTTAACAGAAGTATGGGACTTAATTTCTCAGTATTTGCTGCTTCAAAATCAGAACAAAAAAGTATGTATCAAAAACTTAATTATTTAGCTTCACTTTTAGCTCCAAATTATTCTTCTATAGGAGGGAATAACTCAGGGTTTATGAGAGGTAATATAATTAAACTAACTATTGGAGATTATCTAGTTAATCAACCTGGGATAATCCAAGGACTCTCATTCTCTATCCCAGATGAATCTCCTTGGGATTTAGGAAGAAATGAAGACGGAGAAAAAAAAGACCCATCAGAATCTTTATCTTTAAATCTTCCTCACCTTATTGAGGTGCAAGGATTTAAATTTACACCAATCCACTCTTTCCTTCCAAAAACTCTTAATCAAGAATGGATTGATAATCCAAACTCAAGTACTACCGTATTTGATACTCCTTATATTAATATGGGTGTAGATTCTTTAAGTAAAACTATAAACAATAATCATTTTAAACAGAGAGTATTATAATATATTTTTTATTTTAATATATTTATAATAAATTAATATATTATGGCTAAAAATAGATACTCTAATGCCAAAACTATTTTATTCTCAGCAGACCTGTTTGATCAAAAATACCCACCAGGTACAAAGAAAATAATACTTTCCACTATAAGATTTCCTGATATACCATTATCATCTGATGATATACAAGCAATAACTACAGAAGGAGATAGATTAGATTTACTAGCCCAGCAGTTTTATGGAGATAGTGATTTATGGTGGATTATTTCTAGAGCTAATCCTTCTTTAAAACAAAATTCTATATTTATACCTGTAGGATCTCAAATTAGAATTCCTATCTTAATTCAAAATATTCTAGCATCGTATTATTTACTTAATACTAAATAAAAAAAGTTATGCCTAAAGCACGTTCCGGTAATATAACAGGTCAAACCTTTGATATAGGGGTTCAAAACCAAATTAATGTTAGACAAAAAAAATTAGGTAAGTTAAACAGAAACGACCAGGATTTAATCTATTATAATGCTTCAACCTCTTGGCTTAGATTAGGATCTTCAATAAACTTAAGTGAACTTGCTTTAAGTGATCCTAATAATACTAATTCTACTTTAGAAAAACTTCCTTTTTTACCATTAGGATACCAATATGCCGGGAACCAATTAGCAAAACAATGTGTACTTTTTGGAGGAACAGTAGGAATTAATGACATATATGGCCAAAATAATGAACTTAATTTCCAGCCTCAATTTAATCAAGGAATTATAACCCCAGACCAATTAAAATCTAATCCTTTACAAGGAGCATATGGATGGGGAGGAATTCTTTCTGGGTATAGACCTATGCCTGCTATTATATCGGCAGATGTATCATTTTATAATAGAGGAGCGTTAGCTAAAGCTACTATAAAAATTAAAGCTAATAGTATAGAACAATTACAAATATTAGATGTTTTATATTTTAGAGTTGGTTATACTATGTTATTAGAATGGGGGCACACTATTTATTATGATAATAATGGTAATCTTCAAAATTTTACTAATTTTAATACTAAACCATTTTTAGAATTTTTTAAAGATGATAATACTGCTACCCAAAATACTATTATTGAATCTATTAGAAATGAAAGAGCGGATCGTTCATATAATTATGATGCATTATTTGGGAAAGTTACTAATTTTAGTTGGACATACACCGATCAAGGATATGATATTGAATTAAAATTAGTAGGTTTAGGAGATATTGTTGAATCCTTAAAAATTAATAAAGGAACAGGATTAACCACAGACCCAGATGCAGTAGTAAATGCTGCAAATAATACCTTAGAAAATCTTAGACAAAGACAACAAGCTCTTGAAACAGAATTAGCAAACTTCCTTGCAGAAAATGGAAAACTTCAACTAGACGAATTATTAGAATGGGGAGCAGCTGAAGGTAATAGTACTGTTGCATTAAGTACTTCTGCCCCTACAGGCCAAGATATAACCCAAGAACAAATAAATCAATTCGTAGCAGCTGTAAATGAATTAACTGATCCAACAAGTCCTACTAATTTATATAATGTTGCTTCTGGTATAGTGTTTGGTAGCGAGCTTAATGGTGCTAAAAGTCTTAGTGAACTTAGAGTATTAGCTGAAACCTCATCTGATCCTACTATTCAACCAAAAGCTCAAACTTTATTAGATACTTCCGAATCTGAACTCCAAACAATATATGAAATTGCTAATACTCTAAATAGAGGGGGTTCTACTACTACAAGATTTAAAGATCAAGTAGATACCATTAAAAGTGCTTTAACAACATTTATAGGAACATATAAAACTAAAGCACAAGCCGTAGTAGGTATCAGATCTCAAATTGCTGCAGCTGAAAGTCGATTAGAACAAGCTAAAATTACTGCTACTAATGCTATTTTAGGTGATTATAATAGAAGTAGTTTTACTAGATTTTTATATGAAAAAATATACCGAAATTCTTCCAATATAGCAGAGATTGAAAAAGCTTTAACACCATACACTGATCTCTCAGGCACAAAAATACCTAAACCTTATCTACAACTAGGATTAAAAAAAACAGGAGACACAGGAGATTCTTATGCTTTTACTCAACACTACATTAAACTTTCAGTAGTATTTAGTTATATACAAAAAGAACTTTTAATATATGATTCATCTAAACCATCTTCCCCAGACAATGTTACTTTTGCTGGAACGGATAGAACTCCTGACTCGAATGCTCCTACTAGTGGAGTTCCATTTATAAACATAGATTTAGATGATAAAAATACATTTTGCATGTCATTTCCAAATCAAATGTCTGGAGATCCTAATGTATGTGTTGTTCCATTTTTATATTATAGTCAAGAAAATTTAAAAAATGTAGATGGTGATTCAACTGCTGTTCCTCCTATACCTAAACCAACCCCTACTCCATATTTTATTGGTCTTCAACCTGAAGAAGCATATGCTCCTAATGGGTATTTAGTAAAAGATAATTTATATTTGGGAAAACCATTAAATATATATGTAAATATAAATTTTATATCAACATGCGTTGTAGACAATACAGATAAAGCTGGCAAAACTAATTTAATTTCTTTTTTAAGTTCATTATTAACTGGGATAAATGAAGCATTAGGAGGAATTAATAGAATGGAAATTAATTATAATGCTGAAACTAATAGTATTAGGATTGTTGAAGAAAACCCACTTAAATATGGGTTAGCAAGATATAATGAACCTTTAGTATCTGTATTTAATGTTAATGGTATTCAAGAAGCCCCTAAATCTATATTTGACCCACCATCAAAAACATTTACAACTAATGATTATTTAACTAGTGAAAATTTATGGGGAAGTTTTATTACTAAAGTTAATTTTACTGTTAATATCCCACCAAACATGGCTGCAATGGCTACTATTGCTGCCCAATCTTCTGGGAATATTGTAGGGGAAAATGCTACTGCTATTTCTAAAATGAATAAAGGACTAGAAGATAGAATTATAACTACCAAACTAGACCCTGATACCCTATCAGCCAAATCAGGATCAGCTTCTGACCCTGAAGTTATATTAAAAAATAATTTAAAAGTTCAAAAAAGTCTAATAGACACTATATACCAAAAATACCTACTTGCAGAGTCTTCTACAGAAGGATTAACAGATATAAATAAAGATATATCAGCATATGTTGTAGGGTATGAGTCCTTAAAAGAAAAAATGCCAGCTCCATTCTTTTTACCATTTAATTTATCACTAGAAATGCATGGGCTCTCAGGAATGGTTAACTATGAAAGATTTTCTATTACTGAAAATATTCTTCCTGAAACTTACAGAACAACAGAAGTAAGAGGACAAAATGGTGCTGTATATAGAAAAGGAATAATAGATTTTTTAATTAAAGGTGTTAGTCATGAAATATCAACTAATGCATGGATGACTAAGATTGAAAGTTTAACAGTAAATTCTGAAAGATATGAAGAAATCCAAGTAAATACATCTGTTGCTCAATCTTCATCACCTTCAACTCCTTAATTTTTTATATTTTAAACATGTATTATCAACTTCAAACTTTTTTAGATCTCATAGCCTGGAGTGAAAACACAGACCTTAAAAACCAAGGTCAAGGATATAATCTTTTAGTAAATGGGATTTCTTCTGAGGGTACAACTAAATACACTGGGAAATATAATTCTTATGCTAAACCTAATACTTTAGAAAAATGGGAAAAAACATATATTCAAGGGGATATTAATTATAATAATCATCCTAATGTATATATTAAATGGAAAAAAGGATCTGCTGATGATATAAATAATTTTTCTACAGCAGCTGGAAGGTATCAAATATTGGCTGAAGTTTGGAAAAATTTAGCTAGTAGATATAATATTAATGATTTTACCCCAAGCAGTCAAGACAAAATATGTATAGCCTTAATAGAAAGATCATTCCCATTTTTAAAACTATATCAATGGGAAAATGCTATAAACTCAGTTTGTAAACTTTTTCCATCTTTTCCAAAAGCAGGATATGTAGGTCAAAGTTCATATTCTATGAATCAACTTTTAAATAAAATATCTCAATACTCTCAATTAAACAAACCTCTCTCCCCTGAAACCATACAATTTGTTAACCAGTATTTTATATCATATCTTTAAATAATGACTTACATACCTAAAAATAAAATTGAAATCAACCTCTACACAGATGGATCAGAATTTGTATATGCTAAAGACAAATCTAAACCATATACTGGTTATTTTCATAGATTATTTACAGGTAAAACTTATACGGGGCAAAATCAATATGATATTCCTATTGAAGAAATAATTCCTTTTGTTCCAACTGTTAATCCAACATCATATAATGATGAGTATGTTAAAAATTCTAACAATGTAATTTATAACATATATACAAATCCTTCTGTGGTTAATTCTAATTATGTATATTCAACTTCTTCATTTGAGTATGCTTTAAAAAAAGATGAATTATTAAATTTTATTCCTAGAAAGGTTCCTACAAAAACTGTTAGTTTTCCTACTAAGGATGATTATAATAATGGTTATTTTATTCGTTACTTTGCATATAATTTATTACTCTCATCTTTTTTTGAAACTGATAAAAACACCTTTGATGATTGGCAAAAAAATTCATCAGACTTATCATATGCTACTGATGTTTTTTCTTTATATAGTGTAACATGGAATTTAATTGGAGATATAGAAAGTGTATTTAATTCTAATAAACAAACCATTGATTTTATCCAAAAAAATTCAAACATACCAGGACTAGATAGTTTTTTAAAATTTAATTTTTTACAATTTTATCAATATTCTGAACAAGATAATTTATTTACAAGTGGAAATGAACTAATCACAACAAAAGGAGAATTTTTTAGTGGGTATTACCATGTTGAAAAATTAAAAGGCCCAACAATGGGACCCTTCCCTCTCCCAGGTCAACCTCGTTTATTATATAAAAAATATTCTTCACAATTTCAAGAAAAGAAAACAACTCAAAATTTGGGGATAGGATAATATTTTATTATATTAATATTGTACTAATAAATAAAGGTTATGTTTTGGCTAATAGAGACTCCAACTCAATTGGAGGTATTTTATAATAAAGGATATAAAGAAGTATTCATAGAAGTTATACCATATAACAGTAATATTCATCCTATATTAAATGATGTATCTTTAATTTATATTAAACCTATTAAAGGAAATCACGGATGCTTAATTTGTATCGATCATAGTGAAACTTTATCTTTAGATATAAATCATGTTTTTGATTTTTTAAAAAAATTAGATATCATTTATGTTCGAGATAAAAAATCTTTTTTATATTATTTTCCTATAAAGAATGTTATTAATTTAACTAATTGTAGTTTTACTCCAATAAATGAATCTACTAAAGTTCACACATATTTTTACTCTCAACATAAAAACCGTAATGATATTAATAGAATTATTCCTGTAGTAAAACACTATGAAGCCTGTGAAAATATATTTAAAACAGCTACTTCAGAAACTAGAGATATATTTATGGATAAGACCATTTTAGCATTCTTTGGAATAGAAAAAAATGGTATAAAAATTAATTCTAACACATTTGATAAATTTTATGAAACAAAATCTAAGTTATATTCAATTCAAAACAACACAGTTTATACTCAATACAACCTATTTACTACAACGAGAAGACCTTCAAATAGCTTTAATGGGATTAATTTCGCTGCTTTAAATAAAGAAAATGGCTCACGTGAAAGCTTTATACCGAAAAATCACAAATTCACTGAAATTGACATCTCAGCTTATCATCCAACCTTGGCTGGACAATTGGTTAATTATGAATTTGACGTACCTGATATACATGCTGCTTTTGCTAGCATGTATGGGGTAGATTATAATAAAGCTAAAGAATTAACATTTAAACAATTATATGGGGGTGTGTTTGATGAATATAAACACCTTGAATTTTTCCAAAAAACAACAGAATTTATAAATAATAACTGGAGAACATTCAATAACTCAGGTGAAGTTATTGTACCAATCTCAGGTTATCGTTTTACAAATCAATTACCTAATATGAACCCTCAGAAGCTGTTTAACTACATGCTTCAAAATTTAGAAACTTCAACAAATGTTGAAATTTTACTAAAAATTCATAAATTATTAATAGGTAAAAACACACAAATA